CCAAAGTAATCTAGCTTCTTGATAATCTCGCTTGATGCAACCATGATACCAGTATTGTAGACATGCTGATCAGGCTCATATCCTTCTTCGCTTAACATAGCATGAGCATTCCAATACTTTGTGGCTGGGTTTCTAATACAAGTGTTGTAGTATTTTGGATGTACTGTTTTACCCCAAACTGCTTCTTTGTTTGAGTCAGGAACAGCAAACGTGTTAGCTAAATCAAAAGTCTCAAAAACGTTATCATCAGTGTTTGGTAATATATCCAAATCAAAATAACAGATCTGATCATACTGCTCAGCAAGCAACAGCATTAGGTGATGCTTGTAAAAGCATATAATATCATAGTGGGATATTTGTGGATAGTTTATCTTAAAATGCTCAACAAAGTTTGTGTATTCTTCATCCCACTCAAATACCTTATAGTCAACACTCAATTTATCAGCATATTGTTTTTGCCTATTAATCAGATGATCTTTATACTTTGTCAACGCATCTTTTGTCTTCTTGCTCTTATCAGTATCTTGTAGGATACCATCAGGAGAGTAGTGACCTGGGTTATCCAACTGATCATCTGGGATGTTAATGTATATGGTAAATATAATTCTTCTCATCGTACGATCACCATATATCTTGTAAAGTCACCCAAGTTCAACGCGCCCTTGTACGCCCAGTAGGGTTCGTTGGGCATCGCCTTGTCAACAAAGTCAACAAAATCTTCTAAGCTGCTGCTGCAGTTGACATGTGATGCTAGATCAGTATAGTCATTTGTTTGCAAAATTAACCAAGCGTTTGCTGGTTTTGTTTTTATGAACATTGCGAGATCATCTTTATCAATGTGCTCGCAGCTAGTGCAAATAATAGCTGTGCAGTCTTCAAGATCTTTGTCAGCCTTTACAACATCCATCGTTGTAAAGGCAATATCTTGATCAAAGAACAATTTGTATCCAAACTGCTCACACTTTGGATCCATGTCGGCTGACTCTATATTAAAGGATTTGTCTGGGTATCTTTTACGTAGTAGAAAACTCAGTAAGCCGTACCAGCCTCCTGCAACAAACACTTTACCAGAATCGAACCCGTAAACTTGATAAAAGACGTCAACCAACCACTGCTTGCTTTTCCAGTGGTTAGCGTCAACGCTGTGCACAACATCTTTTATTCTATAGATGTCTGGATCACCGTACATAGATTCATTGTAGATCTCTTCAACGAGTTTGAGAGATCTGTAGAGTATCAATTGATCCAAAATCTAATTCCTCAAAAGTAATTACTGGAGCCAGCTTATCGTGGCTTTCATATTTGTATGACATAATATAATCGTGGGGGAAATGTGCAAACAAACTAGCATCGAAAGATTCATGCACTAGAAACCTATCTATGCCAACATATTTTCTTAGATAGTAGTCTTTATAGCCACTATTAAAATGGTTCCATATATGGTGTATTTTTGGATTATCTGAATCCCATGCAAGGACAGATGAATTAATTGTAACGTCAAGATTAGTCAATCTGATCATATCTTTTGACTTCCAATGACAATCTATCATTGTTAGTTTAGACCAATCGATATCATTAATTATTTTAAATGGATCGCTTTTTATAACAGTGTCGATGTCGAAATATAAAATCCGGCCCCTAACTGGAAAAGCTTCACTAAACATAGCTAGCTTATTCCACCACTTTGGCAGTTTAGGTTTTAAAGGTTTTATGATTTTTATATCTAAATCATACTGACCTATATCTTTAAAGTCATTGTCAGTATAAACAAAATATTTAAAAGTACTGTTGTGTTTTTTTAAAGCATTAAAAAGTTGATTGACATGCCCAGGAGTATACTTGGTGCCAAAATTCACAAATATTATATTCATTTTGTTTCTTCTAAAACTGCTCCCAAAACTCCAAACAATTCCATTAAAGATTTGGCCGTCCTAATTTTTTGTTTAGAGGCTCTATCTTTTAAATCCTTTACCTGTGGCAAATCAAACACAGCTAGTTTTGTTTTAAATAAAATATCTTCGTCGTTATTTAATTCAATAACAGCTTGAAGAATGTTTGTCGTTACTACTGGACCAGCGTCAATCATTTCATTGTATCGCTGCTCATACATTTGGGCAATTTTAAGTTTTGTTTCTTCTACTTTTTCTTCAACCATCTTATACATGCGAGCTTCGCGGGCCTGCTTTTGCTTCTCAAGATAATTGTGAGTTTCTCGTTGGATTCTTTCAAAAGACCAACCCTCTTGCTTTAAACCTATTAACTCCACGTTTGTGGGGTCTGTAGCTGGAACCCAAACGCTAATATACTCAGGAGTCTCACCATCTTCTTTATGGTTGTAAACGACTTCAATTGTATCGTTAGCATTGTTTGTAAAAACGGCGTGGAGAATCTGTTTACCTGAAAAAGTTGCCATTATATAAAATCCTTTACACTCGTGCGCATGTTAAATATGTAGTAGTTATCGTTGATAGGGTTCCGTTCGGGAATTCTTGCGCATAATATGTATCCCCAACCTGGTTTGTCTGATAGTTACCGGTGACGCTAGTGTAATCGGTATTAGCCATACCAGATCCACGAGAGTTTGTAGCTGATGTTGAAAGAGCATAATCTACCTTGTATCCAGTAACGTTAGCTGCATAGTAGCGGACCATATCTTGAAGTATGGTTTGTAAAGCTGCAGTAGTATATTGTTGTAAATTACCATCAGCGTTTCTAACAAACACTGGTGTAGGAATTGTACCAACGGTCGCACCATCAATTCTAAACAGATAATAGTTAGTAACTGTAACCGGTTGGTCCTGGGTTTCAGGAATACCTAATGCAGTATATAGAGTCAAATCTGGCCGCGTATCTGTGAATACTGGAGTTGCACTAACTAATGTATGGCCAGCTAGAGTGTTTGCAGTGTGAATTCTATATGTGCCACCCTGAGAAGTGGTCGTAGCTGCAGTCGTTAAGGTTGTAATAACATCATCAACAAAGGTGTCGCGCATGTCTGTAAGAGTCATAGCTTGAATGTGGTTTGATGCTGTTAGATATACAGGAAATGCAACACTATTTGTATCAGCGGGTGCCGATAGTGTAGTAAAAGCCTCAAGAATTGTTGTATAGTTAACAGTTAACTGACTTGGTTCAGCAGTTGTAGCTTCTGTCGGGAACGAAGTATTTGTTGAAGATACGGCACCAGCTTGATATCTGGTATCAGCAATTGTCCCCAAGTTACCACTCCCAGCGCTATACGCAAGAGTGACGGAAGGGCTTAAGCTATACTGACGAACCATCTCAGCCTTGATGTTAGCGATATCTGTATCGCTCATCTCAACAAGGTTATTAGATCCGTCGAGTTTAAGAGGTCTTCTTACTGCCATTACTCACCAGCACCATACAATGATTTAACAGCTGAACCAGCTGAATTATATATGATTAATTGAACAGCTTGACGAAGCTCGTTGCTTCCAACAGAAGAATCAGCCATCTTGTCAAACGTTACAGCATTGTTTTGAAGCTTGGCTGTAGCTACTGATAAGCTACCAAGTGCTGCAGAGTCAACCGATCCTGTAGCATACATTGCTGTTTGAATTTGCACTTCTGTAACAGGACCATTTGCTGATGTTGATCCCAACACTCTGTTAGCTGTTACAATGTTCTGTATTTTAGAATAAGTAACAGCATTTTTTCTTAGCTCCGATGTACCAATAGCAGAGTCTGCCATTTTTTCAAACGTTACAGAGTTGTTTCTTAGCTCCGATGTACCAATAGCAGAGTCTGCCATCATAGTAAACGTAATAGTGTTTGCTGGAACACTTAATGTTATAACACCAGTAGATGAGCTATATGTGATTCCAGTACCACCACTCAAAGAGCTTCGAGCTAGAGTAACAATGTTAGCAGAATCAAACTCACCAATCAACGAGTTGATTGCAGCTACAATGCTAGAGCTATCTGTAGTGTTTAATAGGGAAAGATCGCCAACATCTGTTGCAAGACTATTGTGCTGATTCTTCCACTGATCAATAGTATCAGATAGATTTACTGTTCTTAGTACCATTATAGTTTCTCAACCAATTGTTTTAGCAGTTGTTTAATTTCAGCAACTTCTGTTTTTAGCTGCTGAAATTCTTCTTTTTCTTTATTCTTCGCAGCTTTTCTATTACGCGCTTCCTTAATCTCTTCAGTATTTATGTTCACAATAGCCCCCGTTTTTTCATCTCGAGCAAATGAACGATTGCCTGATACTGGAATATAGTTTTTCATTAGTTCCCCAAAGCTATTACTCTCAGGTCTGTTATTGATGGAACCTTAGAACTGTTTGTAGAACGGAATACAATTTTTAATTGATATTCTGTAAATGGTGTTAATGTACCATTTTTTCCACCTATTAGATAACGATACTCACGGAACACATTAGGGTTATCATCAGAAGGAATAGGAACATCTTGAGCAACATATGTCCAGTTCTTTGTTCTAATATTTACACCGCTAGTTGCAGTTCTATAGTATACAAGGAAGTCAGCATCTGCTGGTCTATTAGCAGCTAGAACAACTTGCAGGCCTACAGCATCCTCAGCAAGTCCCACAGGAACAGTCACGTGCTTTGCCACATGGGTTCCATCTTGAGGGTCTGTTTCATTAATAAACACGAGTGGTGTATTGAATCCTGCAAGAGAGCGATCAGAGTCTTGTTTATCAATCAAATTACTCACCAAAATTGATGATGCTCTTTGCATATCAATAATAGGAGATACAGAGCCTCTTGAAGATACCATATCAATCTTGACTGATATAGATCGTTCACCATTTAGAGGAGCAAGATTTTCATAACTGCGATCTGCAACCATTAGAGGAGCATTTGCATAGTTATCCTCTTTTACTACAATACTGTTAAAATTAGCATCTTTAACAAATCTTGTTTCATTACCAGCTAGGGATCTTCCTGTTGTGAGCTTTGCCGATGTTCCTACAAACGTTGAGCCCGGAACCAACATATCAATATGAGGATTAATAATATCATACATGAAATTTTGGCTAGCTAATACTGATGAGCCACCAACAAGTGCGGTCGCTGTTGCTGCAGAGTCCATATAGATCTGGAAACCAGAAGCATCAGGGAAACTAACAATATTGTTTCCTATAATGCTTCTTCCTAAAACTCCGCTGTATGTAGTAGCAGAATCTAGTCCAGTTATATTAACCGTATCTCCTGAGTCGAAACCGTGGAGCGGGTGATAAATTGTAGCCCAACGAGATCCAGAGTCTACTTGAATTGGATCTGTAACAAGTAGTTTCTTAGGCACATCAACATTTTCAAGTACAGCATATCCAGGGGATGTACTGAACTCAGCTCTGAATAATTTAAAGGCTAGATCTTTTGTTTGATCCGGTTCCCATGTTTGTTGATTTTGAGACTTAAATAGTGATCCTAAGGATGGTTGTTGAGTGATTCTTCTTTGATCGCTTCCAAGAACAAAGGCATCAGTTTCGCCAACATAAACATTATAGTCAGTTGTTCCCGTAAGAAGAACAATACAGTAATCAGTGTCGCCCATTAAAAATACGGGTTCTGGGAAGACAAAGTATGTTGGAGCAGCTAATACTGCGTCTACTGTTTGGGCAGCTGGAAGATTAACTTGACTTGGAGCCAAGGTAACTGTAGAGTTTGGAACAACAAAGTTTGATGATGGGTAACCATTTACAACAGATCTAATCTCAAGAGTAACAGTTGATGGGTTATTAGCGTCTGTTGGTTTTGTCTTAAAATATATAGCAACCTTTGTTAAGAAGACCCCCTCATCAAAATTATTGTAAAAAGTTTGAGCTAGTGGGTCACTATGACTTCTATTATGAGCCAATAAACCATTTGCATAATAGGTATTATTACCATCTAGGATAAAATTGTAGACAGTTTGCTCTGGTTCATTTTTATATACTTCCAAACTTTCAACAAGTAGCCAAGAACCATCATCAACAAGAATCTCATCCCCAATTTCAAGATCTTTTACATCGAGGAATAACATATGCGGGAATTGACGTTCAAACGTTGCTGCTGAATATGATCTCCAACCATTCTTAGTAAAGAGTGGATGTTCTGGCGTCATAAACTTGCCGTTACCATTAATACCGATTATATCTCTACCATCAAGTTGAGGATGATCAAATTCAAGAACGGTGTTAATCACACCATCTTGGCCTAATAGTTTTTCACCAATTTCGACATCTTCAATATTTTTCTTAGACCCATCCGCCATAGTAATCTGAGTTCCTGCAACAAAGCACGAAAACTGATCATCTCTCGTTCGACGAGGAACCCTCGGTTCAGGTGGATCTGGCGGAGGCGGAGGCGGAGGCGGTGGTGGATCTGTAACCGATACAGATGTCTCAGTTGATGTTGATGTAAATGAGCGAACAGTAATTGCTCGAGTTGATAGAATGTCTTGTTGTCTTGTTTCTAAAATTCCATTAGCTTCATAAACACCAACAGCTAGAGAAGTGGCGTCAACTTCATTGTTTGAATTAACGTTAAGTAATTTAAATTCGCGAATACCGGTTCTAAACCTAAGATTTGGTGTATTAGGAATAAAGAATGACCCAGTCATCAAACCACTACCATCCGATGTTAAGATTGTGGGTCCTTCTGGATGTTGTGTAGCATTATTGTAGATATTTCCATAATCATTTGTTGTTTCTGCATAGTTAACAAATGGTTCTTCACGAACCCAATCGGATACCAAAGTATTATCAAAGACTGCAAAATACTGTTGAAATGGTTTTAAACCAAATGCTTCAAAGTGAATCTTACGTGATCTCATAAATGGAATAACAGCAACATCAACAACTCTATCACCAATTGTTGAACGGATTGTTTCGTCAGCAACAACTCTATCAACAACTGTTGTAGTTGTTCTGGTGGTAGTAGTTGTTGTTCCGCCGTTAGGATTTGTGGTTGTCTTTCTTGATGTTGAGGTCGATGTTGATCCACCTACTACGGTGCCAACACCATCAGTTACACTACCGGTTGTATTACTGGTTGTATTACCCTGCCACTGCCACTGATGCTCATTAAAGTTTGATTGAGGGTTAACATCTACTCTTATACCACCGTCAATAATTCGAGCGGGAAGGTATTGAGTGTCTTTCCATTCATCGGAAGCGGGAGATAGATGAAGAGTGCCAATAGTGTTGATGACGTGGAACGGATTAATGTTTTCTGATCCAGACATCATTGGTTGTGAAACAAATTCAACTTCATCATAATTTAGATATACAGTATCTCCCTTCAACACAACATTTGAAGATTTACTAGAGTCGTATTTTAGTCTAATATTATTTGTTATTACAGACGGTCTAACAACTCCTGCCTTTGGATTGATAGAAGCTCTATATTCTGTCGATATTGTATCAGAAAAGAAGTGATCAGAAAAACCATCAGCCAAAAATCCAGCTTTAGTTCTTGAAATACCAGCCGAGTCGACAACAGCAAAAGTACTTGTCTCAAGTTCCAATAATGATAGTGTTGTGTATTCTTCTAAGCGGTCAATTCTTTTTTCAAGAGCTCCAATATCTGCCATTGTGTAGCGCTTGTGTTCAATCATAGAAATACCCAAATCCGAATCATTCAATGTATTAGGATTCATTCGAATTTTGTACAGCTCCATAGCATTTTCTGGAGTAGGGGGATAATCTGGATTAAATGACGGCGTACCCTCAATAAATGTCAGGACAGCATCAATATCCGATTTACCCCTAGAGCTAGTAAAGGCTTCTGATAAAACAAGTTTATCAGATCTTGGCAAATAGTAGTCTACATCTGCGCGGATAATATCCGTGTTTTTAGGTAGGAATCTTATACTAGCTGTAGCGCTATCAAAGGTTGTTCCACGGTCTCCAATGCGAGGGCGGAAATCTAGAAAATCTCTAAGATTAACAGTTGTGCCGTTTGATAGTCTAAAGTTGGGAATTTCGCTATAAGACAATCCAGTTGTTGCCGAATCGTATGATGTTGCAGCAAAGAAATCACCAGCACCTTGAGTAAAGTAGCGGAATCTAGCAAACACGTTTCCAGTAGGAGCGGAGAATGTCGATTTAAGTCTCAGCTTACCAGTATCGTAGAAGTTATCGCGCTGGCCATTATCAAATCTGAAGTAGTTAGTTAGGTCAGCACCGTTTGAATCTGAGTCTCTAACTCTAAGAATGTCATATACATCTGCTTTGCGCAAATCTAAATATTTATTGCCAGTACCGTCAGATTCAATAGCAGCGCTACGCGTTGTTGTAGTCATAGTCTTTGTAGCAGCGACACCTGCCGACTTATCGATATAAGCTAGCACTTCAATCGTTGCGCCGTTACCAACAGGAATGCTACTAATTGTTGCAGTTGTGGTTCCAGAACCTGAAACAGATACAGTGGAGGAAATATTATTACCACTTGAATCAACGGTTATAATCCACGAGTTGACATCAGCCCAAGTTTCACCTGCTCCTAGATTACCTGGGCCGAGCGTTGCCGTTCCTGATGCGTTTGTGGTAGTAAAACGCTTTTGCACCTGCAAGCTAATATCGGAAATATTTTGAGGTCTTTGTCTTGGAAGAGCAAACAGCAAATCATTGTTTGCAGCATCTTTAATAACTGCTAGTGAGTTTTCCAATACAAGATCTGCATATGTTGTTACACTAACACCAATTGATCTAACATCTCTGAAGTTGTTAGAACCAGTCATTAAAATGTCAGTTAGATAGTATTTGTAAGTTGCACCATCTTCTTCAACCGCTTTAACACGCGCTGTACCAATAGTTGAACCACCGTATCCGGTTGCACTTCTCAAATTCCATTTCTCAACCGTGTTGATTAATGGAGTGCCTTTAATTGTTGAACAAACAATATAGTTACCGTAGTTAGCAGCAATTGCCTCGTTATTAAAAGATGCAGTAGACGTTGGTTTACGAATTCTAATTTTTTGAGGTGCCGGCACCTCGCGTCTGTATCCATTAAGATATGCTACACCAGCTGAAACATCAGCAATTAGAAAATTAATATCTGAATCTTCATCAAACTTTAGATAGAATGGTCTAACAATATAATCTCCAGATTCCTCTTTTGTTCTCGTAGCAAGAAGATCATTAATCTTATTAAATTCGCCTGTGCCTTTGACGTTATCAACAATTACTGAATTTTTTATTTCAGCAACATAGATAAAATCTTGATCAGAATCAACATTTGATTGATCTGTTAATGTACATGTAATTCTATATCTGTCGGCCCCTGGGGCGGTTGTGTTTGGCGTTACCCCTTGGTTGTCATATAGATTAACATCATCAGCGACTGTAACAACGTCTTCTGTAACTATGAAACCCACTACCCCATTATACACCGGGCTGTATTTACTAATAATAAGAGACTGCTGCTCAACAAATACAAAATGGCCTCTAGTAAAAAATGTTCCATTTGCTACAGAAAATCTTACACCTTGGCCAGATGCACGATTCGTATCAGTATTTGTTGTTTGTACAGTTAAAGTGGTTGTACCATCAGTTATGTTTTCGCCAGGAGTGAATCTTAATGCTGTGGATACCCCGCCTGACACCCCACCGATATATTCAACATATAATGTAGCTGGGTCAGCACCTTCCGCTGGCACAACTTCTAAAATCTTTGCGCGGAGACCAGACGTTTGACCAGTGAAAATATTATTTACAAGGTTGGTTGTAGGTAGTGTGTTAGTAGCGGTGTTAAGTTTAACAAATGTATAATTAGTATCTAATGTAGCACCACCAGGCACTACAGATGCGCCTTCCTTAAAGATATTACGACCAAAACGAGCTATTTCATTTTGGATAATTGTCTGCATCTGGGTAAGCTCTCTTGCTTGAAGAGCTCTACCTGAGTTAAATAAGATACGGTGGTAGTTATCACTATCACGATAATCATCTTTATATGTGGTAGCAAAAAGGTTTTGAATAAGTGTACTAGCCATATTTTATTTTACCGTTATAGTTGAATTACTACTTTAATGTCTTGAGTTTCGCCGGCTGATCTGACGATTGCAGCTCTATTATCAATATATAGCAGTTCACCACTATACTTGTTTACAGTAGCTGAGTCAAAGGAGGCTAAAACCGCCGATCCTGTTGTTGCTGAGCCGGCAAGGTTTGTTGCTGTTAGAGATTCGCCAATTTGAAAGTTTCTAAATCCAGTTGTTTCTGTTTGGTGTATAAACGCACCGGCACCAGAATCAGCAAAGTCTATGTACGCTTTTGCTCCAGATGTTGCACCAACAATAATATTGTCAGTGGTAAATGCTGTGGCACCTGGATTGAATATTAGTTTAGTAAGAGCCGTTGCTGATGCATCAGTAAAGTCTGAGTCGAAAGCATTTAGCTTTTTGATATTGCGAATCACTCCAACCTGTCTAAAATCTTGATTGATTAAGAATGTTCCATTTTCAGTACCAGAAGGTCTGCCATTGAGCATAATATAGGTTGATTTTAGATCGATAATTGGGTTGGCCCCAAGCCCACCTTTAGGAGCTAAGATTGCTCTAGCTGTTGCGTTTCCTGCTGAGAACGAAACAGATGCTTGTTGATAACCAGAACCTTTTATCTGACCGGCACCATTGCTATCCATTTTAATATCAACAACAGCTCCACCGGAGATAATTGCAGTTGCTGTAGCACTTTCCCCATCACCGTAAATAGTTATTGTCGGAGTTGAGGAATAACCAGTGCCGCCGCTTGTGATAGCAATACCTAGTATTTGTCCATCGATGGCTGCATTTTGAATATCAAGCTGAACGCGTTCGCTGATGGGATCATTAGAGTCTGCAGAATCAATAAACTGTACAGGCATATAGTTACTTGCCAAGAAGCGGCTTGCACTATAAGCACCAATAGTATACAAATACTTCCAGATGTATCCATCAGCGGTTTTAACTATTGTGGTTAGTGTTCCGGTTGGTTCAACGGTAGAAGCAGCTGCAATACCAGCCACAGTTCTACCCTGTTGGATACAAACATATACATCGTTTGATTGGTTTAGAACATAGTAGTTTGGGGATGGATAATTTGTTACATTATCATCAAAAGCATTATATATTGAACCAGATGTCCAGTTGACTCTAGGAATAACAAATGATATGTCATTAATCTGTCTTACAGCTTGAAGGTTTTGACGGAAGTCTCTTTCTGTAGCTGGTCTATTCGTTGGGGTTGTTGTGATATCAGAATCGTTCCAAACTTGTGAACGACCAATGCCAATAAAGTAAAGAGTGGCGGCGCTGTCAAAATCGAGTTTGATTTTGTCCCCAACAAACTTCTTAAATGTATCTGTAACAATTGCCATTTATATTTCCTATTAGGCTAACGTAACAACGCTTTGGTTACCAATTATAAACCACTCAGTACCATCCCAAATTACCTGGCAACCCTCGTTTTGTGCAAGAGCAAATGATACGGAAGCTCCAGCTAGATTGGCTGTAACAGTTGCTACACCAGCTCCTTTATTTGTGAATACTTTCGTTTCGCCAATTTGACCACCGCTAGGTAGTGTAATTGCAAGAGCTGTGCCTTTGTTAAGAATATAGTAATCATACGCAAGGCTAAGTGTGCCATCACTTGTTATTGTATTGTATCTGTGGAGCACACGCTTTCCTGGTAGCGTATCGCTATCGCCACCAAGATCATAATAAAGTTCACCAAAATTAGCATTAATCTTGGTACCGGCAGATCGCAGAGTGTCTCCGGTTCCGTCGTTTGCTGCTGATCCTGTGCTGATGTTTTGTCTAGTCATAAGGCTTCCACTCGATTTAACTAAAGTTATTTATATGACAAATTAAGCAGAGTCGGAGTCATACCACATGTATTTGATCTGGTCAAATGTTTGAATTGTGTTTGACATATCCATTGCATTACCATTAGCATCGCTATCTTCGTCAAACAAAGATGGTCCAATAATGGCAAGGTCTTTAGCAGATTGATACATGTCATCCAATTGACCAATTGTAATTGTGCTATATGGTTGCAATGAGTGATATGGTGAACGTCTAATAAAGACCCCGCTAGAATCAGATGCAATAATTTCAGTAATATCAATATCACCAAAAATACCAGCGCCTATAGCTATTTCTTCATATATGTATGTACCAGCATTGCTATCAGGTATAACAACAGGCATAAAGTTAGCTATTGTTTCTAGATTATCTGCTACACCTGTTAAAACAACTTCTGATCCAAGATAAAAACCAGCGGGTTGGGCAAACTCTTTAAACAATTCTCGCCAGACTGAGCTTGGTAATTCAGATTTAATAAGAATTGAGAATATCTGATACAATGCACCATCTTGAATAAATCTCAACGATTCAGGACCAATTTGAGATTCGCCCACGATAAAGATGTTTCTCTTAGGATAAGACACTTCTGCATCAATACCATAGAAGGCTTTGAAGAACGCTTCTACAGAATATAGAGAACCTTTAACGCGGTGGAAAATAGATATTAGCTGAGCTGAAAAGACAGGGTCTTGAAAGTATGTGGTGTTGGCTAAACCCAAACCTATTTCTTTTAAGATTCTATTAAGATTCTCAGTCGATGTTGCGTGAAGATCTCTAACAGCGAATAGCTGCTTAATCTGAGCATCAAAGTTGGTTGTCTGATCCGAATCAAGGTATTGATAATATTTCTCAAGGAATGTTATAAGATCTGGATACTGAGCAATAAAATGCTCAGGTAAAACTTCACGAACTTTATTTTTGTGAAGTGTTAGATATCTACGTTCTATTGAGAAAGGAGTATTTGCCATTAGACGGTTACTCTATTATTTTCATAATCTAGAGAACCAACAGCAAACGAGCTACTCAAATCTACTTCAAGAACATTATTTCTTCTAGGGCTAATTGTTGCAGGATTAGCTGGAATACTGTTTAGTTTAATTTCTGGGTTAGTCGTATATCCTACAACTGATGATATATTTAATCCAGTTAGGGTCACTACTCCAGTGTTGGGGTTGTAGTTTCCAACATTGTCTACTAAAATCGTTCCAGCAGGCGCCACGACTTGAAGTATGTTAGTTCCAAGTCTGTTCTTAATTGAGCAGACTTGTGAGTTAAATACGAAGTTGTTAGAAGTTACTACTGGTGTTTGATTGTTTGGGGAAGCAAGCGTAACAGGAAACACAATAGAGTAACTCGTTGCAGCGTTCAGGGTTGGAGTGAATCTACGCTGTAGTATTATATCCATTCTTGAGTCGAGGATAGCATCTGATAATTCATCAATCTCTGCTAGTAGGTTTGAACGTCTAAAAGACCCACCAAATCGTTCAAGATTGTTGTCTGAATATTGACTAATAAGATTAACCACCTGTGTTTCTGCAACACTGACAGGAGTTGTCGTTCTATTAGGGTTATAGTTAAAATATGTCTGGCAACCAATGTATGTAACAATAGGATCAACAAACTCTGTATCTATCGATACAATAGCTAGGTTGTTGGTAACATCATTAATAATACTATCTTTTACAGCTTGCTGACCTGTAGATGTTACACCATCTGCAAACTTTATGCTGACCATAACTTTACCATATTTTGGAGGAATGTTATCTTCACCACCCCAAGCTGCAACGTCTGCAGCGGCTGCATAATTTGCCAGGATCACACCTTTATAGTCTAAAGATGTAACAAGTCGTTGCTGTGCAGCAAAAGCAATTGGTGCATTCTGTCTAATTGTTTCAATTGATTCTTTATCAGCGCCCCCCGCCGCTGCAGCCTGTACTGTAGCAGTTAGATTATAGTTAGCATTATCCATTGATACGGTTGTAGATGGAGTAAATCTATTAGCTGTGTTTGCAGCAGCTCCGCCAGTTGATAGGTAGGTCGCAACTATTCTATTTCCAGCAACGGGGGCTTGACCTGTGGTTAGTCCATCTCCAAAATGAAGATCAATGTATCCATTTGGAGCTTCGTGAGTGCTGTAATACGTTGAACTTGAGTCAACTCTCACAGCTCTTCTGATAGATGTATAAGATTTAAAAGATGTTCCTGTTAGAGTATCATAAACCTTTACATCAAGAGTTGCTGCGTCCATATTTTCATCAGGGATAACATAAATCTGGTTATCACCAGCTTCACCAACAATAAATGTTTTTGTAGTTAGACGACCTTCATACACCGGTATAAGTGTTGATCCGGTCGATGTTGTGAACACATAATTACCGCTTCCATTATCTGTAGCAGTATATGGAAATATAGTTTGAAAGTTGTACGCTACACCATCAACTGATGTTGTAAACTTTGTGTAAGCTGGTAGCGTAACTGTTGTACTGCGACCGCTGTTTGTGTTACTAATGCTCAATCTTAAATACGCTATAGATGCAGTCTTTGATCTTGGGGTATATCCAAGCGATTCAGCATGAGCAACAACAGAGGATCGAAGCTGAGAAGTTGTTAAGAACGATTCATTTAATGCAAAGTTTGCTATCAAACCATTCATGTGGGTGTTGTAAGCTAGCACATCAAGAATGTTTGACAGGCCAGAAGCTTCAAAATTATAATCGGCAAACTCGGGCTGTTGAGACAGGTAAGTCTTGAGACTATTCTTAATATTGTTGAAATCGAGTTGGGATGACTGAATAGTTGTCATGTTATCTTAACCTTGATAATGTAGTCTCAAACGTTACTACTTCTTCTGTGTTGACTATTAAGAATTCTACATAAACCGATACACTGTTGTTATCTGGTAATGCCCGAACTCCCACTTTTCTAATAGATGCTCTAGGTTCATATAATGTAACAGCACTACGAATTGCAATATCAATACTATCTGCAATTGTGTCGTCAGCTAGATCAAATAGAAGGGCTTGAAGATCGGCGCCAAAGAATGGTTGAAATGGCTTCTCACCAAAGTTAGTCATTAATAAATTCTTCACAGCTTGTTTAACTGCTGCAGCGTCTTCTTTTTTGTAGATGTCGGTCTTTGTAGGATTTTCACCAGTCGTTGGCTTATTAGCAAACGTTAGGTCAATATCCTTATACAGCCTATTACGAGATGTAACAAGACTGCGGTTTTGAATATTACCATCTTCTATTGAAAACGCTTTTGCCACGATCACGTCCTTAAGTTTATGTTTATTTATATGGTATTAAGCAAGGAACGATGTATCAAAACCAAACTGCCATGTCCCCACGCGACCGAGTTTACCTTGACGGTGGGGCGCTTCATCGTAATGTATAAATTGTCCATCCGCGGAGTTATCATACCCTCCTATACCAGGTCGGATACCTTTAGCGTTTGCATTATCGCGGAGGGCAATTAGCAATTTACGATACAATGCCTGAATCTCTCTGTTTTTGTCTGTAGGGTAAACAAAATTACCATTAAATTTTAGTTGAAAATCCATGGCATCACCCAATATATGGTTAATTGTCCCGGACGCTCGGGGGGCAATGCCACCCTTAGGTGTAATAACAGCTTGATATCCTGGACCTAAATTTCTAACCGCTACGGCGACCGCATCAATAATATTTTGTTTGGGCAACGAGTTTGGATTTTTATTTCTTGCTTGAACAACACCATCTGCTGGTAATACTCCAGATATACCATTTGCTGACGCTCCACCAACGGGTGGCTTGCGAGTGTCGATTGCTCCACCAGGTTGTTGGAAAACTTCAAGTAGATCGCCCGCAAGTACCTTATTATTGTGGCGAGTTTCAACTTTATTATCCCACTTGATATTAACATAAGTTTCGGGTATTACGGGGGTATTAATAATGATACCCACCGACAACACACCAGAAGGATCATATGTGTCATAATCAAGGATTAACTGATCAAAAGGAATAAAATCTTTTAAGTAAACTGCAAGATCATAAGTTTTGCTGGTTTCTACTTGTCCCGATCCCTTGTTAACTAATTCATATATAACACTTCTACCTTCCATAGCCAAACCATTAACACTAGTTGCTGTAGGTTTTTCTGCTGGGCCAGGAGAATATAAACCTCTTTGAACCCTTAAAGTGTAGAGGTTATGATCAAAAATTACACCACTATTAATAATGGACAGATACCAAGCGTGCACCTGTAAGTTTCTTGCAATCTGCTGTCTTTTTTTATTATCGACAATGTTGTTTAACGTAGCCCCTCTTAAAAATGTGCTTAGAGGGATACCACTCATCAATGCAGTTTTTTCTGTTATACTTGTACTCTGACCAATTCTTGATCTAGCATCAGGAAGAAATGGTTTCTTGGTTGGTTTCTGCGCGGGTTTGATCCAAGCCGGTTCTGATGTTCCCATATCCTGATTTCCAAGGTATGCGCCAGAAGATGATGAACTTGCCGCTCTATTGATACCAGGTGGTGTAGGATTTGCGTAGGTTGGACTTAACGTACCTTCCGCAATACATGAAGCTGCAAATGCTGAGTTGGAGTGGTTAGCTTCGTCGTGCATCTTGCTTCTAACATCATTAGTTGATAATCGATCCATCGAAAGACCCTGATAAAATTCAGTCTTATTGATCATCTTATACAGATCACCAGTTTCATCAATACTCACTTGAAGAATGCCTTTTGGTGATAGAGTTAAGTAGTCTGTCATCAAAGCGCCGTTAGGTAGTGCTGTAGACGTACCATCAACTGAAACGTTTGTTAGAGACGCCCCACCACCACCTGGTGCTGCAGCCACGTTTGCCGCTAATGCAGATGATGCTGTTCCAGATACATCCCCGTGGAATGTTGTGGCCTGCATTGTTTCTGCATATACAGTTTTTTGAGCACGAACATTCTTTGCATAAATGTGGACACCCTCACCTCCAAACGTTCCAGTTGCACCCACAACTGTTGTTGAGTTACCTGCGATGTTAATATTTGTTGAAGAAACATCATATCCACCCGCGGCGGATGTTTTCATTGTGCCGCCAGATGCAACTGTCATGTTGCTTCCAGATGTTGACATTAACGTTCCCTTTGATATAATGTTTGTATTGCCAAGAGCCGTTTGAGTAAGAGATCCAAGAGTTGTAAGAGAAGTACTGCCCTTCACTGTGGTCCCTTGGTTACCAGAAATAATTGAACGGGACGCACCTTTAATTGTTTCTAATTTGTTACCCTCGACATTGAGGTTGTAATTCAAGGCGTTAACATTAAAGTTTCCACGAACGTCAAAGTCAAAGTCTCCATTAACTTCATACTTTACACTACCATGAATAACAATACTTTGATCTTTCATCACTGTTAGAACCAGGTTGCCGTTAGATGATATAGCCATATCCCCATTTGGCAACATATCAACAGCTGATCCTGATCTGTGCTTTAATAGAACGCGCTCTCCAGCTGGGGTATCGTTAAATTGTAATACGTGGCCTGAACGCGAAACGTTTGTTCTACTGTGAGGATATTGAACATCTGCACCCTTTGAACCACCAACAGTTTGTGTATTCTGAGGGTTGTTTAATGCACTATATGATGTAGTTGTGCTTCCTTGCATGTCCGCAGGAATACTACCCTGCAAACTACCTATAGACCCCGCAGTTCTTCTGAAATCATCAGGATATGACATTATTGTGCTCCTTCATTTGGTTCATCTTCAATACCTGGATCGGATACACCTTGTGCATTCAGATTCATTTGTACCTCGAGCTCACTTAGAGGTGGAGCTGGCTTACTCGGATTAATAATTGTATCTTTATCAAAACGTTGCTTACAATATGATGCAACATCAAATACTGGGAATGGTGAATTCCGATCTATATCTTGATTGCCAACAGCTTGCCCATGAGGGAAGACACTATAAAACATATTCATAAACTTATCAAACGTGTTATACTGTTCTCTTGTGATACTTTGAGCGGAAGCAAAATTGCGTTTATCCTGATCACCCGCTTCTTTTAGAGTTGTATTCAATCCTCCCGCAAACACAATACCAATAGATCTTTCATTATAATTTTGATTAAAAGCTCCAGGTTCATTGATGTTTGTAACTTGTTGCAATTCACCTGTGCGTGTAATTAAAAAATGCCAGCCGGGAACGTTGCTTACTCTTACATCCTGATCTTTAAATGTGTTTGAGCATCCAACAACCACTGTTGTAATTTCTCTAGTAGCACCAGCAAATATAGACTGAACTTGTACTGATGAATTAACAGTTATGTCATCTCCTATGTTCCCTCCAGCATTAATGTCAATTAATGTTGAAAATAGCGGTGGCAAACTGTTCTCAAATGTGCTTGCGGCACTATTTAATAGATTTCCTAAACCAGATGTTAGATCAAGGTTAATTTTTAATTGAAAGTTGCCTATCTCAGTTAATGCACCACCACCGATACTACCCAAAGCTCCTAATCCAATAGGGGGGATCAGAGGAGGTGTGGTTACAGCAGCACTTATACCACAAGGTAGATTCCCGCCCAAACTTAATGCACCACTAATAGCTTCATTTACCTGACCTATTGCTGCATTCACACCACCTAGCGCTTGATTCAAGGCTGCGTTTACATCACCTAATGCACCATTAATACCATTCTCGATATTGGCCAACACTCCATCAATTTTATCCTGGATAGCACCAATCGCAGGTGAAATTTCTTTCATCATTTCGTTCAGAGCCGTAGCAGAAATATTTCCAACAACCCCTTTCACCATTTTAGCTATAGCTTCGGGATTGTTTGCAGCAATAGCAATAGCAAGAAGACCACCGCACGCAATATCGGTTTCAGTTATGGCAGACAGATCCGCATTTAGAGAACTATTTGGTTTTTGAACTTGGACACCAGGAGGATTTTCAGCAAGCATTGCAATACCTGCTCCGGAAACGAAATCGCCAAAACCATCTGTCTCTTGGGTTAGAGCCTGAACACCACCTATAATTTGGCCCACCTGCGTACCAAGTTTAGATGTGATAGCAGTATCTAATTGTAGTTGGATATCGAATGTTGTATCTAATAAAGACCCTAAACTCGATGGAGAGTTAAGTTTTGCTAATGTTAGATTTAAATCTGTAAATGCACTCATATTGTTTTCCTACAATCATACTGCGCCGCTTGAGCTAGCTACAGACCTAGAGTTAAATACTAAGTTCTTTGCATAGTTAATACGCTTATCTTCACCAGCTCTTTTTAGTGGAAAATTGCCGTCTGTTGAGTATGGTGGATCTCTATAGGCACTGGTTCCAGCTTCATCAGCTGGGTTTTCAAACTTTCGGCAGAAAGTTACTGCAGCTTGTTCTGGGGTTGTGCAGTTGAATAATTCCTGTTTACCGAGATACGCAAATGTGTCTAGTTCAAATTTTACAAACTGCAATTGCGTTGAAAGATTTGCTGGATTGAGAGGAGGATTCTGTTGAGCAGCAAAAGCCTGTAACCCTTGCGGGCCCTGCCACCTTGGCCCCCGCCATTGACACACCCCATGAGCAGGCTGATCTGTATTAGTGTCACCTAAGCGATCAAATCTAATCACTGCTGGATCAAAGTTGATAGACTCAACGATCATATTTCCAACAATGCCTCTTGCAACAGCGTCTGAGTATTGGATAGATCTAAAATAATTATAGGCTTTTTCAGCACTTTCATTTGGAGAGCCAACTGGTTCAGAAGGTCCAGCTGTTCCGGGTTGATTACTAGAAACCCCTTGGCGATCGCGATCTTCGGCTCCGGAGGCACCGAACGTTCCAGACTCGGGATCGTTATATGGCAATTTGTGAGGGATAGAACCAATTACAAGGGGTAGCTGTGATTGAACCCCATCAAGGAAGATCCCAAACACTTGAGCGCCTATATCCAATGAAGGTGGAAAACCTGATACTACTCCGCCTTCTGTTGTTGGTAAAACCATAGATGCCCAAGGAAGATCCCCAGCATCAGCAATGTTGTCATGGATGCCAAGAATGTTGATACGCACGCGACCAAGATACAAAGGGTCGTTGTTGTCAACAACCTTACCGATAAACCATCGGGTCTGATCACCATAAAATGCATGACTAAGAGCTTTAAACATTATTGAGGTCCTGTAGTAGGTGTATCATATGGAGAAGGGGCAGGAGCGTTAAGATTGTTCTGTGCGCCGGGTTTGCCACCATTGAGTTTAATACCGCTAAAGTGTACAGTATATCCACCGTCTCGTGAAAATACATGCCGCGCTGCATACATTAAGTAGTCACCCGATCTATGATTATCTATACGAGCCTGTTCTCCTACACCTGATATAAACTGCAGTTTATATTTAACACCAATAGTGCTATTAACTGTACCGTTAAGAAACAATCTTCCAGGAACAGCAAACGTTAATGGTGAAAACATTGACCAGTTTTTTAGAGCCTTTGAGTTAATCTTTGTTAGATGCTCCCCATCAGTTAACCCCTCAAGATACGAATAATAACTTGGATCATGAGTTGACGAACTAAACACTTGAGCAACAACTCTGCTTTCGGGGCGTTGACTAATTAATGGGTTTATATCACTTTGTGTGTTTGGAGCGGTATTTAAACTATATGGAATTCTACCATCAGTAGGATACTTATCTACAACAGCACCACTTAGTTTTGTATTACCCAATGCTTTTTCAAAGAATGCTTTTGCTGTCCAACGCTTACCATATGGCAGTGTTCTATTAGAGCCATAATTTACTGTTGGTTCATCATATCCAGGAATGTAGGTGGTATTAGTATTAACATCGTGAAATAAAAACTTTGAGTTGATAAATCCAGAATCGTTCAATGATGTTATATCTGAAGATTCCTCATCATAATGGTTTTGAATCACAAACATTTGTTGATCAATAGAAGTATTTGATCTATTTGTTTCAGCGGAAGAATATACAAAAGGATAACTAGATCTATTGACCTGGTTAACCATTGTTTGCCAGTTCTTTAGATATAAACCTGTATTTAACTTATCACTACTAACCTCAGCCCCAGATAAAGTTGAATACAGATAGAAAGGAGATCCGTCTTCTGCAGTCATTCTATCAAGAACCCAGCTGGTAGTTTCAAGCGGGGTCAAATTTGGAACAACAACCTTAAAAGGTTTTTGAGGTTCAATTGTTTCTACTTGATCAACAAAATATACTTTACGATCGAAGTATGAAGATACAACTTTGCGGATAATCTCCGATCCCTTACCCTCAAACACATCATTAACATTTATATACTCTGACACATATCCGATATCTTCAATTAAATGAAATAGAAGTGCTGATTCACGATCCGTAGCTTTTATATCCTGAACAGTTTTATCAATGTAAAATCGTTTGCGAATTGTTTTACTATCTTTTTCAGGCAATCTAAAACCAAGTACTATTGATTGAATACCGTTAAAGTTAAAAACTGAATATAAATCGTTGTCGTTAATTAAAAGAATATTACCAGTTAGATAAGGTTTTTCAAGATTCTCAAATATATCAATTTCAACTACAATATTCCGTATATCAAATACGCGATTAGCATAGTTGGGACTATAGAGCTCTGCAGTCTCCAATTCAAATGAATAAGCTGATGATGATTGGTCACTGGGCCGCATTATATTGTCAACGCTTCATTAAATGATCTGTATATTGTGTTAATAGCTTGAGGCTTAATTATTCTAATTTCACGTAATGCGTCATTATCAGCTACATATTTTTCGTAGTAGGTAACAGGTGTGTAGATGGCACTAGTGCCTACTGCAGGATCCACATCAACCCATACCCCATCAGCATCTTCCCAATGGTGGGTTGAATTGTATTGTAGAACATTACCAGTAAAGATGGTTGTGGTCTGAGTTGTTGCTCCCACAATACTTGAAATAACCTCACCAGCAAGAAATGTTCCTGTTGTTTGAACAATAAGCTGACCAAAATCTAATCGTCTTGATTTAATAATACCAGTTGCAGTTGACGTTCCACCGGTGATTGTCTGGCCGATATTAAACGATGTTGTCACATTGTTACGAGTGGTGATTGTTGTATATGGTAGTTCTTTTTTAATAAGATTGTCAAGATCAAGATAGTTTAATGGCCAACCTTGTTCTCTAATTTTATCATTCATTAAAAAGAATGTCCAATAGTAATCGGGTGACCCATATATCTTTTGAGATAACTGATCGGGCCGCTCCCCTTCAAGTATTGTGTATGTTGTATAAAAGTCTATATTGTCTTTTATTTCATCTATTATTTCTACATACAGTGAAACATCTTGAGTAACGTTTTGCGTAGATTCATTACCAAAATTGTATAAAATATTTGGAAAAGATTTAAAATAAGTCATTTAGTATCCCTGCACAACATCAGATTGCTCAATAGCGCGCTCTTCAAAGAACATCATTTGGACATCAACCTCAGAAGGCATGCCATCAATGTGAAATCCCATACTGCCTGGGTTATAAGTTGTTTGTAAATTAACAAGGTATGAATTTAACATTTTGGGACCCACTCGCTTTCCATTGTATTTCATATCAATACGAAATGGGTTTGGATATTTGTATCCAGCAGATATATTCCCAATAGGAATTGATGCTGGATGCATCTCGCGTCTAAAAAACTTTATGATACTTTCAATGTCTCTTGCTTCTTGTGGAGAACTAGCAATCATTTTGAAGTTGAAAGAAAACTCGCGAGGGCGGACACCTCTGAAAAGAGTTCTTCTGTTGGGATTAACAGCAACTCTAGTTGCTGAGGATACAACATCCCCAAGAACCGGAATTTTTTGGGTAGCTCTTGTAAGCGCTAGTCTTGCAAGATCTTGAGTGGGCATCTGTTTAAATAGATCTGTAAACGAACTTACACCCTCGGCGACAATTTGAGCAATCGCTTCTGTTGTACCCTGCCCAGCATTTATTGCAGCCTCACCCGCCGCACCAAAAACTCCTAGCTGAACATTGTTATCATATTCCATACCATCATTAAACTGAATAGCTTGAGGTAAATATAATATAACATTTGGATAACTACTAGGAAATTCTCGGCGCCCTTGTAGTACTGGGGCGTTATTTGTCAATGCTGCTTGAAATCCTGGATCTACACCACTTATACCGGTAAGGCCCTCAATTCCATCATCTGCTAATTTTACTAAAATTTTACCAAATTCAAAAGCGTCCACAGTGGGTGGTTCAATACGCACTAGACGGAACTCAACAGTTCCTTTATAATCATTTATGTTCTCTCTAGGAAAACGTAAACTGTTTGGTAGAGGAGCACCTGGCATCTAACACCTAAATAAGTAATACATATGTTGGTTTTATTTATATGGGTTTCCATGACTTACAAAGGCAAGTATAAAGTTGTGAATGTTCACAAGTACAAAGGTGACGCTAGCAATGTTGTCTTTAGATCAATGTGGGAACGATACTGTTTCAAGTGGTTGGATCTCAACCCACAAATAAAGGAATGGTGCTCGGAAGAAGTTGTCATCCCATACTTCTACGACATTGACAAGAGCTACCACAGATACTTTGTCGACATCAAGTATACAACTGTTGAGGGAAAGACCTTTCTGATTGAGATCAAGCCTGATAAGCAAACAAAGCCTCCAACAGGTAAACGTAAGACAAAGCAGTATGTTACAGAAGCTACTACTTACGTTAAGAATCAATGCAAGTGGAAAGCTGCTGATAAGTATGCTAAGGACAATAATTACGAGTTTCAGATTTGGACTGAGCACACATTGCAAAAGCTGGGCATCATGCCAAAGCCGCTTAAGCCTCTGAAACCGTTAAGCCCTTCTACGGACCGCAGCAGGCGCTAAGTTATTATCCCCTGCTTTTTAGAAAAATCAACATAAATAAGAACATGAGCAATTTATTTCAAAAACTCGAATATGAAGCTTTTAGAGCTGGAATTACACCGCGGACGACACAGTCCCGCGAATGGTTCATGGACAAAGTAAAGGATATGAAGAACATCAACCGC